TCGCAGGGACAGGTAGGTTTCGCCCAGCTTGATCGGGTCACGAAGGTCACGCTTTCTGGTCACAGAATCTCCTTCCTCAGCGCGAGCGCGACCGCATTCGCGATTCGTTCGATCTCTTCGTCGGGCAGCGTGCACACTGTCCGGTGCAGTTCGCGATCGGGGTCTGGATCGTCGTCAATGACCACAGTGTCAATCCAGATCGGCGGGAGTCTCGGCGGGAGGGGATTCCATCCGATGATCGGTTCTGGCTTTGCTCTCGGAAACAACTTCACCGGGCCACCTCATCAAGCAGACCGGAGAACCAGCCCTTCCAGAACAGGAAAGCGATGCCGCCCCAGACCAGGGCGCAATACACGATCCCGATAAGCATTCCGATGTTCCAGGTCTTGTTGCTCACTTCTCGTTCACCGCCCTCCATGCGTCGGCAACCTTCAGGAACGTGGTCAGATCCCGCTCCCACATGTCCTCGTCCCGCACGACAAGCTCGTACCGGCCGTCCTCGAACACATGCAGCACGGCACGCTGGTCGATGGGAACGTCCTGGCCGTAGCCGCACCGCTCATACCCGTCGTGGTATGCGGCCAACTGCCAGAAGAACTTGTCCTGCACCTTCTTTGAGGTCTTCAAATCGATCAGGTAGAAGCCGCCTGCGACCTTCTCGAACCTGTCCGACCGCTTCGGATACGACTTGACGCACACTTCTGCCGCCTTCGGCATCAGACCGATCAGGTCGAACCGGCCAGCGAACTTCCGTTCGGGATGACCGACCATCACTTCGCTGGCACGCGGGTCAATGCCGGAATGGGTGATGAAGTCGAGTAGCCCCTTCACATACCCGGCCTCTGATGGGTGATGCACGTCCGGGTTGGGCAGCACGTTCTGGGTTGCCCATGTCTCGAAGGAGTCATGGACAGAGGTGCCCCGGTCTGCCGCCCTGTCCCGCGTGTCATGCACCGTGAGCTTGTGGGCCTTGATCCAGTCCAGCACCACCTCGTCGGACGTTTCCAGGGCTTGTGTTGACCGGCAGAACTCCATTGCCCCGTGGATGCCGATGCCCTGGCCCCACCATGCGCCGGCACCGAACGCGCCGACGATCTCAAGCAGGGTCGTGATCGACGGCACCTCTTCGCTGTCGATCGTGTACAGGCGGCGAGGGGCAGCCTGGTAGTAGATGTCGAACCCGGCAGGCACCGTGACCTGGGAAACCCCACGGGGGGAAGAGTCAGGGGTAGCGCCCGACTCCTCCCCCTCTGTGGTGGGGGAGCCGGAGGGAAAGGAGGGGGAAACCTCCGGCTCTGACTGCGCCCGTTGGCGCAGTTCTTCGAGGCTCATGCCGCGTACTCGTCCGCCCAGGACAGGTACAGCTCCGTCAACTCGCGCAGCTCCGAGTGGTGCGAGACAGGATCGAGTCCTGCCGCTGCGAACGAGTCGATGGCGCGTCCCAGCGCGGCCCAGTAGTTGATCGACTTCTGGCGGGTATCGGGGGAAGTGGGAAGGGTCGCGGTGCTGGCCGTCGTGGTGGGCGGCTGCACGAACGACGGGGCGGCAGCACCGTTCACCGACTTCAAGTAGCGGTTCGTGTACTGGCCGTTCTGCTGGGTGTCGAAAGCGATCGACACCGGCTGGTTCAGGGACGCAACAAGCTGCGATGCCAGTCCCTCGTCCAGCGTCGAATAGTCCAGCCCTGCCGTGTCCGTGAACACGTTGCGGACGTACGGCTTGCTGGTCTTCTGTGACACCCCCGGCCATGCCTTGTGCTGCACGAAGGTGACGGTTGCCGTCTCCAAGACCTTACCCCTTTCGGTAGTGTTGCGGTAGCATACAGGTAGCCCCGGACGGTACGGTGATCGGCACGTCCGAACCCGATGCTATTCTGGTCTGGTGCCTGTCCGGCACCCCGCCCTGTCATGCGGGACACAGCCGTCAGAGGGCGTGTGTCAGCTTGGGGAAAAAGACGGCAGGCTGGAGGGACGACGCCTACTCGGTCGGGGAGGCCCAGGGAGACGTGACAGATTCACGGTCTTGGATGAACGAATGAGTGAACTAACTAACTAACTCATTCACTTCTGGAAAGGACAAGGGCGCGGGGGATGAAGGAGGCAGAACGTCCTGGAACGGATGCGAGGTTACCGTCCGGAACGAATGATACTGTTCTGCTTCGTGTCCAGGACAGATCCGATCATGCCGTTCGGGTTCAACCCCCGAAAAAGAGAACCCTGTCCCGACTGTCTCCTTCGCAACGACCTTGACCTGTTGTGCCGGGTGAAACCAACCCGGTATTCCCAGGTGAAAGCCTGCGCCGGCTGCCAGGGAAAAGGCTGGGTGCATGTGGAGAAGCAACGTGACCCGTACTGGACAGGCAGGGGCAAGTGAGGCCACTTCTCCTGGATCTGTTCTGTGGTGCTGGCGGTGCCGCGATGGGGTATCACCGGGCGGGGTTCGACGTGGTTGGCGTGGACATCAAGCCGCAGCCCGGATACCCTTTTCCCTTTCATCGTGCGGGAGCTATTGGGTTCCTGGCAGACGCAGTAGATGCCTATATGCCGATGAACGGCTACTGGGGCGCTATCCACGCATCCCCGCCGTGTCAGCGGTTCTCAACAACAGCCGCCCTGCACGACGAGGAATACCCCGATCTGATAACGCCACTACGACCATTGCTGGAACTTGCAGCGTCGGAGGGCGTTCCGTGCGTGATCGAAAACGTTGTTGGAGCGCCCCTCGAAAACCCGGTGATGCTGTGCGGGTCGTCTTTCGGCCTGGGAGTGCGCCGGCACAGGTTGTTCGAGTGCATTGGATTCGACATAGGACTGGTGCCACCATGCGCCCACTATCTGCAACCAGAACCGATCGACGTGACCGGCACCGGGGGCAGGCGCATCAATGAACGCACATCCGCCACCAAGGGCGGCAACAGCCGCAAGCCACGCAACCTCACGGAAGCCCGCGAGGCAATGGGCATTGACTGGATGACAAGAAAAGAGCTGGCCGAAGCCATTCCTCCCGCATACACCGAGTTCATCGGCAACCAACTGATCTCCCAGATCCGATGACAGACGACCATGAGATTGACGAGTACATCGATGAGATGTATTTCCGGGAGCTGATGGAAGGCGAGGACAATCACGGCCGACGCAAGGGCGTCGGATCATGGAGCGAGCTGAACCCTGTCATGCAGGACGTGTACGAGTCGGGTTTCGAGATCCTGCGGGGCGACATGATGCACAACCCGACGTTCAAGCACGGCACCCTGTACGCCTACGCTCGCCTCAACTGTCGTTGCGACGAATGCAGAGCCACATGGAGGGAGTACATTCGTGCATACCGAAAGCGCCTGTAAAACACCTATTAGTGAGGGAAAGAATCAGTCCTCTCTCGAACGCTTGAGGCGCGAACGAACCGCGAAACGCTCAGACGCGAGGGAGGCTCTGTTCCTCGCCGTCTTTCACAAGACATTCCCTAACGCTGTCGAGGTGACAGATGCCGTTCGATGAGTTCAGGATGAGCGGGCAGCCTCGCGTCATGCTCACAGAGGGGGAGGGGGACATTCCCCTGGAAGAGTTTGAGATCTCGTATCGGACTGCGCTCTCGCATCTGCAAAGGATCGGCAAGCGCGGCGGGTTTTTGCTGCTGACTGTCGAGCCTGATTCTGTAGAGGAGGATGCGTATACAACCGGCATGTTCACGAGCTGTGGTGAGGCCGGCGTCCCCTCCGATGTCCTGTTTGCCGCATTGACAGAGTGGCTGGGCATCATTGGCGGTTACCTCGGATCAGAGGATGACGAGTGATCCCGTTCTTCAATCGCCGTGTAGCGGGGTTGCAGCTTCGCCTCGCATCGGAAACAGCGACGACGATCACCCTCGCATGGGATCCGGTCAAGTGTGACGGCTTCCGGTTCACTCACCCGTCGGGCAAGAGGTCGCATACCTGGGACGGTTCCAGAACGTCAGTCCGGTTTAGCAAGGTGCCTCACGGGGTTTATTCTGTAGAGCCGTTCACTGTGAACGAACGGGCAGAGTACGTTTACGAGGTCTGAGAGGCATCATCCTCGCCTCACTTTCCGATGATCGTCTGTAGGGCTTCGATAAGCTCCCTCGCCTGATCGTCTGTCAGGTATGCGGCAGCCCTCGTCTCGCCGTAGTCTCCGAGCTCGTCCGGCTCGTCTGTTCCATCATCCCAGGAGATGAGCAGGCTCACGCTCTCATTGAACCGTGAGACGCTAACCTCGCATCCTGCATCCTTCGCCGGGACTGTGTAGGTAGTACGCATGATCCCTCCTTGGTAGGTTTGGAGCGGGCGCTCCCGCCCCTGCCCGAAGGCAGGAGCGGCAACGTCGGCCCTAGTCCTCGTCTGTAGCCTCGTCTCCCAGCCTGCGCGCTAGCCTCTCCGCGATCATGTAGAGACAGACCTGCGCTGCCTTGGTCATATCTGAGGCGTCATAGCCAAGTTCGGATGGATCCTCCTGGTATGCGGCCAGGTCTACGAACGTCGCCCAGAGGTCATGCGTATACACGGGGACGCATGAGTCAGCGATCTCAGAGGCCATGTCATCATCCCATGATCCCGCGTACTCGATCTGCTCTCGCGTCGAATCCGCGACAGACTCTAGGAACCTTGCACCGGGCGACTCTGTAGAGTCCGGGCCGGCACATTCGGCCATGTTCGCCAGGGCAAACACGGTATATGTCTCGGTCGTCACTTCCCCCGCCTCACTTTCTTCCACGGTGGCACGGGAAACGGCAGGCCAGCCTCCTGGGCAAGTCTACGACGTTCCCGTGTAGGGATAGTCTCGGAAATACAGCGCACGGCCGGGGCTCTCTTCACTTTCGAGATCCTGCCTGTCGGCGTCCGGGGAATGAGGGAATCGAGCACGGCCTCCGCTGACTCCCCCTCCAGAATGAGCCAATCCCCGAATCGGCCAGTCTCTAGCTCTACGATGTAGCGTGGCATGGTCTACTCCTCATCCTCTCGTATATCTAGCAGGAGCAGGGCGATCCCCAGCCCGTAGCAGGCAAGGGCCGCGATCACGATCCAGTCGTAGGCGAGCATTACTTGACCGCCGTGGGATCGACCGCGCGGTAAGACTTCGGACGCGCGAGATTGACTGCGAGAGCGGACGTAGGCTCCCCCGGCTCGTCATCCCATTCCACGCGGATACGATCCGGGGACGATCCGGGAGATTGCAGGATGGCGACAACTGTACCTTCCCTGTCGGCATACTCGGATGCCTGGATACTCGCCAGGAATCGCGCCGAATAGCAGACTCGATCCCCAACACTAGGATTGAATGCTGACTCGGGCACTGGATACCTCCTTTGGTAGGTGGTTTGGA